TTTGGAACAACAGGATTTGACAATCATTCATTTTCAAAATCATTTACAGAACATTGTGCAGTAATCGGCTTAGTATGCGTATTCGCAGATTTAACCTACCAACAAGGTATGAGTAGGTTTTTTAGTAAAAGAACTAGATACGATTACTATTGGCCTGCATTAGCTCATTTAGGCGAGCAATCCATACTTAATAAAGAAATATATACACAAGGAACAACTGCAGATGATACAGTATTTGGCTATCAAGAAAGATATGCCGAATACAGATATAAACCATCTCAAATTACAGGTAAGTTCAGATCTAATGCCACTGGCACTTTAGACAGCTGGCATTTAGCCCAAGATTTTAATGCAGCCCCTGCCCTTAATTCTTCATTTATAGAAGAAAACCCACCTGTTGACCGAGTAACAGCTGTAAACACTGAACCAGATTTATTATTGGATATGTTTTTTAAATTTAAAACAGCAAGACCAATGCCTACTTATTCAGTACCAGCCTTATTGAGTCACTTCTAATGTTACCTATTATTGGAGATTTTATAGGTGGTGGTATAGAAGACCACTACGCTAGAAAAAGACAAATGCGTTCACATCGTTGGCAAGAGCATATGTCTAACACCCATTACCAAAGAATGATGGCAGATATGCGTAAAGCTGGACTCAATCCTATTTTAGCTGGAAAACTATCAGGAGGAGGAGTCCCCTCCTCTGGATCTGGTTCACCAGTTAGTAAACCTAACCCTATATTAGTTCAAGCTCAAATACAAAGTGCTAAAGAACAAGCTAGGTTAGCTGGAGAAAACGCTGAGCAGCAACATTTAAATACTTTATTTTATAAAGGACAATTACCAAAAGGTATGACCGCTCCAGTTCAAGCTACTAATAAAGCCACTAATTTAGGAGGCAGTATGTTATTAGAAGCATTTTTAGACAGAATGCGAAGTAATGCTAAAGAAGGCGTATCTGTCGAAAATATAATTAAAAATATTATTTCATCAGTCAAACAAAAAATTAATCCACCATACGAAGGTCCTACAGATCGTGAATCAATGGAAAAAGCTGGTTGGATATTAAGATTTGGTAAAGGTAGACCACATTGGTTAAATCCAAAAACTGGAGAAAAAATATATGTCGAAAAGTAAAATTAATTCAATTGAATTCAAAACACCATATACAAACCCACCAGAAAGGTGTTGGTTTGAAACTACTGGTGAGTCAATGACTCAACAACATTTCGCAGAAGAAAGCGAAATAAATAACATACTCCGTTCACATGATAGAAACGGAGTAATAGAACATATTCATAGAGGAAATGCTATATATGCCGATTTTAGCGGCATAACAGACTTGAGTGATGCATTGCATCAAATTAAAGAAGCTCAAGAAGAATTTCTGAATGTTCCATCAGAAATAAGAGAAAAATTTCAAAACGATGCTGGAAAATTTTTTAAATTCGCAAGTGATCCAGCTAACTTGCCAGAATTAAGGAAAATGGGTTTAGCAAACCCTCAAGAATCTACTGCCATGCCAGTAGAAAAAGCTACTCTGGAAGCTGTGGAGCCATCAACAGCTCAAACAGATCCAGAGTAGCTGCACGTATTACTACTTGATGTAATACGTGCTAACTGACACCTAACCAAAGGAGCATATTATGTATAGAAAAAAAATGAGAAGAAGTAAAAGTAAAAAAATCTTTTCGCGAACAGCTAAAAAAGTACACAAAAAAAATCATATTAAGCCAATGCGTGGAGGCTACAGAATCTAAATGCCATGTTATAACCCTCTTGTAGCATGGAAATATGAGGGTAAAATGGTTTTTAACCCTCCTCCAAATCATATGATAAATAAGCCATTTAACTTACCTTGTAGTAAGTGTATTGGCTGTCGATTAAATTATGCTAGAAGCTGGGCATTAAGATGCCAGCTCGAAGCATTATCTCATCAAGACAATTGTTTTATAACATTGACGTTTAGTAACGAAGAATTACACAAACGACAAAACCCTTGGTCGGTTGATGTAAACGATTTTCAACTTTTTATGAAAAAGTTTAGAAAGCGTTTCAATAAACCAATCAGGTTCTTTCACTGTGGTGAATACGGTGAAAAAACCTACAGACCACATTATCATGCCTTAATATTTGGGCATGATTTCAGAATAAAAAGTAAAAACAATAAAGTAAAAAAATACGGATCTAATAAGTATCCGCTGTACGAAAGTACAGAATTAACCACCCTATGGGGTAGGGGACACACAACAGTTGGCGAATTAAATTTCGACACTGCGAGTTATACAGCGAGGTATGTAACAAAAAAAATAAAAGGCGAAAAAACAAATATATATATAAATAAAGATACTGGAGAGGTGTCAGAAATAAACGAAGTTTATTGTACAATGAGCAGAGCGAATGGAATAGGCTATGATGCCTATCAAAAATATAAACATAATTGGTATCCTAACGATTTTATAGTTAACGGTAACGGCATCAAAATGAAACCACCTAGATATTTTGACGAATTATATAAAATGGAATACCCTGAAAAAATGGAAAAAATAAAACAAGCAAGAAAGGAAAAACTAGATTTCATAGATCAGGATCCAAAAGATCCTAAATATAAAAGATTAAAAGACATAGAAGAAGTAAAGCAGCTCAAGCTACGAGAATGTTTACGTGAAATAGATGCTTGACAAGTATTAAATTGATACTTAACGTGTTAAATACCTAACCAATTATATTATATATTATGTAACTTTTTAATATATATAAAAACATGGAGCAGCGCATGGCTAATAAAAAACTACTATTTTCAATCTACGACGATGTAACCAAACTCTATGAACCTCCTTTTCTAGATATAAACAAAGGTTCAGCTATGAGAAGAATTCAAGATCTCATGCAAAGTAATCTTCAAAGTCCATATACTAAATTCCCAGATAATTTCACATTGATGGAAATTGGTGAATTTACAGAAGAAACAGGTCTTATATTTCAAGATACATTAGAACATGTCGTTGATTTAAAAGAAATTCAACCAATAAAGGAATAAAATATGAGTATCTTCGGAGCAAGCGGACATCAACCAACTACATTATCAAAAGATTTTAGCAGAAGCCCCAGAGCTGAAATCCAAAGATCGGTATTCAATAGAGATCACGGTCTAAAAACTACTATAGATGCTGGGTACTTATATCCCATATTTTATGATGAAGCATTGCCCGGAGATACTTTCCAATTAACAGCTAACGGTTTTGGCCGTTTAGCAACACCCATAAATCCTTTTATGGATAACTTATATATACAAACATTTTTCTTTGCAGTCCCCTTTAGAATAATATGGGATAACTGGGAAAAATTTTGCGGAGAACAAGTTAATCCAGGCGATAGCACAGATTATCAAACACCACAAATACAATCAGCTACAGTAGCAGAAAGTACCCTTTTTGATTACTTTGGTTTACCTACTGGAATAGCTAATATTTCATTTAATAACTTCGCTGGCCGAGGTTATAACCTTATTTGGAACGAATGGTTTAGAGATGAAAACTTACAAAACAGTTTAACTGTAGATAAAGGTGACGGACCAGATACTCAAAGTAATTATGTATTACAAAAAAGAGGAAAAAGACACGATTATTTTACAAGTGCTTTACCATGGCCACAAAAAGGTAATGCAGTGTCATTACCATTAGGAACAGCTGCACCTGTTTCAACTCTTGCTTTAGATGGTCAAGCTTTAGCAGCACTAGCTCCAAATGTTGGAAACGATTATTATAATATCGAAGCTGACGGAGCTGGAAATAATGTACATATAGATGGTGCTACTGTAAGACCAGAAGCTCAAAGATTATATGCTGATTTAAGCACTGCTACATCCGCAACTATCAATCAATTAAGAGAAGCCTTTCAAGTACAAGGCTTATTAGAAAGAGACGCCAGAGGCGGAACACGTTATAAAGAAATTATACAAGGTCATTTTAACGTAACATCCCCTGACATGCGTTTGGATAGACCAGAGTACCTTGGAGGTGGCAAAAGTTATATTAATGTCCAACCAATAGCTCAAACTTCTTCCACTGACTCAACAACACCTCAAGGAAATATGTCAGGATTTGGAACAACAGGATTTGACAATCATTCATTTTCAAAATCATTTACAGAACATTGTGCAGTAATCGGCTTAGTATGCGTATTCGCAGATTTAACCTACCAACAAGG